GCCACTCAACAATGATATCGTGGTAGACAATGATTCCGTCAGCGTCACGATATTTGTTGTACGCTGTAACCTGTGTACAGTTCGGCAGGTCGCTAACTCCGGCAACGCATGTGTAATAATCAAGCTCGTTTAAATTCTGCCCGTTGGCCTCGAAGGCATTAAAAGCGGGGAATTTGAAGTACAGCGTTTTGCCGATGTAGCTTTTTGGCAGGCTCAGAGCGTAGATGTTGCCATCTAAAACGGCCATGTCATCGCCAATGCTGTGCGCCCGTATCTTCGTGCCGTGTTGGCCTCGTACAAGGCCGTCCAGCTTATAGCTATTGCTCCCGACCAATGTCGCCTTGCTGTAGCTCATGCACTCGCCGTTAATCCAAATCAGCGTTACGCCGTTTTCGGCGTCCTGCTCGCTGCCTGTCAAAAGCTCCACAGTGCGCGGATTGGTGAGCTGCACATTCACGGTGTTGCCGTCAGCGGGAAGGGCAGATGTGAGACGGCCATAGATGCTGCTCACGCCTTGCGTGCCGTTGTAGCTATAATCGCCATCCTTGGTTGATACATGTACATCACAGCCGCCCCAGCTCTCGCCCTGACCATGCAGCGCAATCCATAGCTCGCAGCCGTTGCTGCTTGTAACAAGATTTGACGGCGGGATAATAAAGAGCGGCGGTGCCGTGCTGCCGGGCTCCACGTTAAAATCTTGATATTGATATTTGTCGTCAACCTTATATTTGGCCTCGCCATAGTCTCCCGGAGCACGCTGCAAGGCCGTTACGGTAATCAGGCCATCTTTAGCCTCTGTAACCTCGCTCACCATCGCCACCTGCCCGCTTATGCCTATAGCCTTATCCGTGATGCGGACAAGGTCGCCAGGCTCTAGCCGGCAATACTTCCAAGGGAGCTTAAGAGTATATTGGTTGCATTCCGTTTGCGCCAGCCGTGTTTTTATTTGCGCGTATTTCAAAGCGCGTTCTTTTGTGTGATACCATTTTCCGTCGTAGGTTTTGCTGCGTATGCCATAGGCTTTTATGCTCGCAACATCCTGATAGCTCACGCTCTCGCTCTCATAATCGTTTGCGCGATTAGTAAAATTGACGGTGACGTAATTGTATATCTCGCTCGAGTCCTTGCGCTTGAACACGACAGGTGCGCCGTTGCTCTGTTCCAGCAGCTCATCGGCGTCAAGGTCGTAAATTATGGTCTTGTCTGGCTGCCAGCCGCCGCGTACAATGTCATCGCGCGGGACAAATTTAAACCTGTCTACGCTCCAAAACATGTACGTGTTCGTCAGCTCCAAAACCGTAGCTATAATCTCCTGTGCCTTTTTTTGGCTGTCGAAAGCGTCCTCTGGCGTGCTGATCAGCAGGTCAGCCTCAAGACAATACAGCCTGTAGCCCTTCCAGCTCTCTCCGTCGATATAGCTGCCCAGGCCTATGCGCGTCAGGATATCACTGATAACATCAGCCGGATTGGCATCATTGCCATCGGCCAAAAGCGTGCCTTTGACCTCAAAGCTATAAGACGGCATAGATGCTGTGTCCTCGCCCAAAAATATCTTGCCGTAAACATAAGCCAATTTGCCGTAACCTGTAGCGATGTCAGGATGGTTTGTAGCCATGTACGTCGTCGGTCCCTCGTTGCTGCCCGTGTTAAGCGCCAGGCCAGCGCCGGTGTTATTGGCATTGCTGTTAAGTGCCGACAAGCTGCCGTAGGCATTGCTGCCCACCCAAGCTTTGGTGATTGCGCCAACAATGCCCTCGCCAAGCGCAAGCTCAGCATAGACATAATACAGATAAGTTATCGTCGTGCTCTTGCTATGCTTGCCGCTCTTTTGTGTAACGCGTTTTTCCTTTGTCGTAAAGTCCTGATAGCAAATCAGGTTAGGCGACACCTTGCAAGTGCCGTACAGCAACGGCACCGGCGTGCCAAAATCACACACGGTGCTTTGCAAGCCCTCAATTTTGTCGGACCTGCGCGTAAAGCTAGGTCCTCTGAAAAAGCCCATCTTTTAACCTCCAATACCCCGTTATCCTGCTCCTGCCTAACGCATCCCAAAATTTAGGCTCATCTGCGCCAGTGATGCAGCAGCCATCATCCGCATCACAATGCGCAAATTTTCTGTTGCCCAAATATATTGACAGATGCGCGTAGCTGCTGTAGCCCCAGCGATAGCTAACCAAGTCGCCTGGCAGCAAGCTCGCCACCTTGTCAAAGTATTTTTCTAGGTATGGCAGCAAGATTTCTTTGCAGTTCCGCCGACAGTACCAGTCTGCGCTATAGCCAAAGCTGACAGGTATCTTTTTGTAGCCAAGCTCCGCATAAAAATTAGTCACAAGCGTACAGCAGTCAAGGCCAGCGCCCTTGATGTCGCCACCATTGATGTGAGGCGTCCCGATGTACGTCTTTGCTAACTCTATAAGCTTATCCTCCGTCATAATTTTATCAGCACATTTTTGGATGGCTTGAGCGGGATCATGCACGTGTAGGTGTCTTTGCTGGCCGTGCTAACCACGCCATCCGCCTCCTGATACACATTCTGCGGCGCAAACGTCCTTAGCGGTACAGACGCATTCAGGCCAATCGTCTCACTTTTCGCGGACAGCTTACAGGCAATGCCGCCGCAGCTGGAAATTTCGCACCGTCCGTTAAACAATGCCAGCGCGCCCAAGACATTGCCCGTTTCCGCGTCCATAAAGGCCCTCGACAGGCTTATATAGGCATCGTCAAGCTTTCCTTCATGCGCAGCCTGCAGTAGGTTTGTCCTTGAGAGCACGTCGTCATGCTCTCTATCGGCGTAAATCGTAACCGTCAATGTTTCCACCGACGGAGCGCCCGCTGTTTTAATTTGCTCGCGCTGGAGGATAAATTTGTTGCTTTTGTAGAGTCGGCCGTTAAATGCTATATCTTTGTCAGCGTCAGCGATGCGGTAAATGCTGCCATCGTTTAGCGTCAGCTTAAATAAGTCGCAGCAAATAAATTCGTCATCATTGTTCAGGTGCTCTGCTAATTCTTGCGTACAGTTTTTCATTTTTCACCTCACGCTCTCTAGCTTTAGGCTGACGCTGTTTATGTTCGGCGCCAGCTGCTTTACACTGAGCTCACCAGCAAATTTGACGTAGCGATAATAGTCATAGCTAGCGCAAACGCTTCTGCGGACCTCTGTGCCGGCGCTCAGAGTAATCAGGCCTCCGCTCTCGCTATAGTCCAGTATCTCTGTGCCGTCCGCATAAACACGCAGGTTATCTACCTTTCGGCAGGCCTCAACATAGCCGCCATTGATTGATACGCATTGATAAGCACCACTCGCATCGCGTACCAGCTTCTGCAGCTCCGCATGTGCCCCAAAATCTTTGTACCAAAACGGGAGCAGCCCGCCTTTGCATCTAGCATAAAACCCCGCCAGCTGCGATACCTCCGCATCGTCCAGCGTAAAATCAACGCTAAACGTATAGCTTGGATAAAGCTGGTTGCTTATGGCTCTACGTCTGCCACCAGCGGTCTTTTTTTCTGTGACCGCCCACGTCTGCGCAACGCTACTTTCCCATGCCGCTCTCCCAGATGAGAGCGGGAAAAACCTCTCGCTCATTTGCATCACCTCAAAACGTCTCAAAATCAGCGTTAAAATTACGATTGTCGTCAAGCAGAGCCTGCTTTATGCGCTGTAGCATCCCGCGAGACAGGAAATCGTCAAACGTAATTGCGTCCATCGTCGCAACATTTAACGTCAAGGACGGACCGCCAGAGCTGCCGCCCGTCGCGTCACTTTGTCCTCCGTTTGTATGCTTAACATTTACCGCGCTATAGTCCGGCTCCACAATGCCACCTGTCGCGTAACCGGGCAGCCGCCCGCTGTTAACGGCGTTAAGAAACGGCTTTCCCAAGCGCTTGGTAGTCTTGGCGGATAGAACGTACTCGCCGTTTGACAGCATGGCCGGTATGCTGTCGCTCGTGCCCGTCCCTGCTCCATGTATAGCTCCGCCGCCGGCAGCCATAACAAGGCCACCTTTAGCAAAAAGCCAAAGCCCAAACCTCCTGTAGCAGACATCGCCGCCAGCGCCGCTGCTGCAGATGTGGCCGCCGTCGTCAAGGCTGTTAACGCAGCCGTCACGGTCGTCGTCGCCGCGCCCTCAGCCGGCTTAGTTGTCCCGGTAATCAAACTTTGCACAGCATTGTAGCTGCCCATGATGCTCGTGCCGGTTCCGATAGCCCCGGCGGCACTACCCACGCCCGTCGTCATGCCGTTAATGGCGTTTGTAGCATTAGCGGCGCTATCTGTAAGTCCAGCCAACGGATTGCCCTCTGTAGTGCCTCCAGAGCCTCCAGAGCCTCCAGAGCCCGGCATAATCGAGCCAAGCAGTCCCTGCGTAATACTCGCTGCCCAACCAGCGGTTATTTGGCTAACGATCGCATTAAACAGATTATCCATCAAGTCAAGCATGCCCTCGCTAAACGTAGACGCGCCTGTCAGCAGGTCTGTAAAAAACGTTTGGAAGCTATCTTTGCTTGCCGTAATGCTGTTAGCGAGCCGCTCATTAAAGCTCATATGCGCTTCTGTGGCCGCATCATAATAGCCTTTCATGATGGTCTGCGCTTCAGAATAAGCTGTTAGGCGCTGCATGTTTTCGCTGTTTAGCGCGTTCTTCAGGGCAGCGTATGAGCTCTGCGCATATGCCTTATCAATGTTGGCCTGGATGTCCTTGCATTGAGCGTAATATTCCGTTTCTTGGTCTTTGTATTTTTTATAAGCAGCTAACTTTTCGGCGTTAATATTTTTCTCAAAACTAATTTGGTTTTTCCCATGCAGCTCGTAGCTCACTCCGTAATCATCCAGCGCCTTAAGATACGTCTGGCGCTCCTGTTCGGTCATGGCTATAAAATCAAGCTGCTGCTTTTTCCATTTGTCATTTATGGCATTGATGCTTTTCTCGTAGCTGAGACGCATCTGCTCAGCTTCCTGCTCAGCAGCATTGTCATTAAGGTTTGCGGCGTTGATTTTAATTTCCAGCGCCATATCCCTCGCATTGTTGATAATGTTCTGCTTATCAACAGCTTCTTGCTTCAGCGCATCAATGCGCTTTTTAGCATAGAGCTCAGCTAAGCGCTGCTTGTCTACCTCGTAGTTAACGTTGGCGCTTTTGCTTTTATCAAGCGCATCAAGCTCCTCTTTGTACCATCGGTCGACAAGGCCTGTCTTTGTGCTAAAGGTTTTGTACCATTCGTCAGCAATTTGCTTGCTGGTGTTGGTAGCTGCGGCCAGCAGCTTATCGGCCTCGCTTTTGGCATTGCTTCCTTTTTTGCCAGCAGACGCGCCCGGAGCGGGATTGATTTTAAATTGCTCATACGTAGGCGCCTTGCGCTCTGGCTTTGCTTTTTTTGTCGGCTGGCTCTTTTTGGCGTCCCCGGCTTTTCCCAAAGCGTCATTGGTTTCAAAAATTTTGCTGATTAGCTTATCCAGCCAGCTAATAGCTTTGCCGACAAAATCAGCAATCGTTTTTAATCCGCTAGAAGCCCATTCCGGCAAAACAGCATCAGCAATATTCATAAACTGTTCGCCAAGCCAGCCTAAAAAATCGCCTATTCCATTGCACGCCCATTCCACGACGGACAGTGCCGCGCTAAACACCTGTAAAGCAGTATTTAAAAACTCTAGATACCAATTTATCAGCGTGCCTATGACAGAAACGACTACCTTGCCCATTGCAACAACAGCTGCTGCAAACGCAGTTATTACAGGCTGAGCCACAGTAAGCACGCTATGCAAGGTATTTCCCAGCTGTTCCCAGAAAGCTTTTGCCGTCTCGATAACCTCGTTTACCAAGTCTATCTTTATGCCTATAGCGTCAAGCACATCCGTCGCTGTAACGCCATTTTCCCACATAGCATATAGCGCCGTCGCAATAGCTGCTGCTCCTGCGATAAACGGAGCTGCAGCACTCACAGCGGCTATAAGCGGTGCGGCAAATCCCGCCAGCGTGCTTATAGCCAAGCCAATAGCAGGAATGGCTACGCCTACCAATGTAGCGGCTACGGCAACAAGAGCTAGCTGAAATTCAGGCGGTATGGCCTGCCTGAAGGCTTCCGCAAGGCCGCTCGTCTGTACCGTTGTAGCAAAATTTGTCAGCGTATCGCCGATGCCCTGAAATATTTCTGGCAGGTTAAGCGCCTCGGATATTTTCAAGCCCACCTGCGCCGCGCTTTGCTCCAGGCCGTCCATAAGCGTTGACCATGTGCCCTGTATGGTCGCGCTCTGCTGTTCCATCATGCCGCCGAATTTGCTATTCATTCCTTCGACGAGAGCGCTGATGCCCGTTGCAGCATCAACGCTGCCCTTGCTTACCATGTCCATAACCTCAGGCACGCTTTTGCCGATTTTATCAGCCAGCATCTGCCAAGCAGGGATGCCGGCTTCTGTCAGCTGCAGCATTTCGTCAGACTGCACGCGACTCTTTGCGGCCATCTGGCCCAGCGCCAAAGTGACACGATTGATGCCCTCGGCTCCCATTCCAACACCTGCGGCCGCATCGCCAACGGCTGTAAGCGTCGGAATGACTTGCTCTGCCGTAAAACCAAAAGCAAGAAATTTTTGTGCTGCCTCTGTAACCTGGCTGAATTCAAATGGTGTTTTGGCAGCAAATTGCTGCAGCTCTTTGACAAAGGCTGTGCTCTTCTCTCCGCTTCCCAGCATGTTTGTAAAAGCAGTCTGTACATTTTGCAGCTTAGCGGCAGCCTGTACAGCTTTTACACCAATGCCGGTAATAGCAGCGCCAATACCAGCCAAACCAACGACAGCCTTCTGAGACATACTGATGAAGTCGCCGCCAAACGCGTCTCTTATCATGCGTTTAGTAGCGTTTATTTCTTTTTTTATGTCGCTGGTATCAGCGCCTATCTTCACTAGCAACTCCGCTACTGTTGACATTTTCGCTCTCCTTCCTTTGCTGCTCAAAATTTTTAAAAAATGACTGTCGCTCGCCAATGATTTCTGCGCGAGTCTTTTTGGGCAAAAACGGCTCCATCAGCGTCTGTACGCTTATCTTATTTTTGCTTTGCATATTTACGAGCCAATACATCCAGTACGCCGTTTCCCAGCGCCTGCTCTCCTCAGCCTTTTTGTACGCAATGAGCATTGTCTCAAAATCAAATAAGTTAAGCCTGCCCAACTGATCAGGCGTCAGCTTAAGATAGCCGTAAGCTATCGGCTCTGCCCATTTCAGCCACGCGGCGATTGAGACGTCACGCTTTTGCCCTTCGCTTAGTTTTTTTCGCGTTCTTCCTTCATTGCGCAGAGCTCTGCTTCTGTGGCTTCCTCAGGCCAAAACATCAGGTATGTTTCTCTGCCCAAGATGCCGCTGCCAGCCAATGCTTTGACAATGTCAATTTGGATGTTTTGCAAATCCAAGCCGTCATTGATGAGGCTTTGCAGCTTTGCTGCATACCATTTTGGCTCATGGATGCCATGATGACGCAGACCAACGCTTAGCATTGTAACCATAATGCTTACGCCCAAGTCTTGCTCTTTTACAATCTTGCCTACCGGCATTTTCAAAGCGCTCTCTACCTGCATCAGGCGCTCTACGTTAAAATATAATTCTTGGCCCTCTTCGATGTAATTAAACGGAATTTTTTTCATTTTTGTTTTGCTCCTTATATAATGTATTTAGGTTGATAAAGGTAACCTATAACCCTTATTGAC